TTTGATAACATTGCAGGAATGTCATCTGCCTTTTCTTTTACACCAACTGGAGGAATAAATCCACCACTATCTCTAAGGTCTAATTCACTAACTCCTGCAGGGTTTTGGTTCAAAGGTAATCCTTCTAATCTTGCTGCTTTAAAAGCATTTTGTTCTGGAGTTCCTAATGCATAGCCAATTCTTCCACCCATGGCTGCTTCTTTTCTGTCATCTATGCCATTAAAATTTTCATCTATAAAATCATTATAACCACTAGAACTACTACTTCTTAATTTTTTAAGAATATCTGGATTACTATTAATTAATTTAGCAATCATTCCTCCCATAGCACTTCCACTCATAACAGGTGTATCTCCTGCATTCATTGAAGCTGATACAGGTTTAAACATTCCTGATCCTGTAACTAAACTACCTAAACCATATCTTGTTCTATTCATATCTTGATTATATTCTGCGGTATCTAAATCTACTTGTTTTGCAATAGCTGCTTCTTCATCTTCTGCATCAGCAAACGTTCTTTGATTTCTATATGCATCAGCTAATTTAAGCTTCAGGGCTCCTACATTTCTAGTAATACCTTCAGGATCTCCTTCTTGTTCTGCTTGATTTAATAATCCACCTAATAAAGAACCACCGGCAAATACTTTCATAGTATCTCCAAATGATTTAGCTGTTTTAGCCTTATTTACTCCATCAGCTGCTGTAAATAAACTAGCTCCTGGTAAATTACCAAAACTAAATCCTGACATACCTGCTCTTTGTAAACCAAATAAATTACCACCACCTAAATAATATCCACCAGCAGCTAATAATGCAGCTTTTCCTAAATCGGATTTAGCAAAATCGGTAGCAGCATCAACTACACCAGACACAGCTTTTTTAGCTCCTTTAGTAATAGATTTTACAAAACTACCTAATCCATATTGTTGCCTGGGTTGAAGATTCATAATCCCACCACCCATACGTAATTGTCGGTTCATTTGTGATCTACTTATTGCCATATTTTATATATTTAAACTAGTTTAAGGCAGGCGTATAATTCCTGTAGTATCGCAGTTTATTTGATTTTTTTGTCAACGTCAACACGTTTTAGACCGGTTAACATATCAAAAAATCGACCACAATATTGATGATCTCCTACATGAGTTATGTAGTCCATAGCATAGATATATACTTTACCACCTAAATCCGTCCATCTTTGACAGAATCCAAAGTCTTCACCAAAGTATCGTTTAGTCTCTACATCATGTAAGGTATCAAATAAATTGTAAAAGTTTTCTTTTTTAGTTTCTTTACCATTAATTACAGTTGGTTGATATATCTCTAATTCTGGATGTTTTTCTATCATTGTTTCAATGACTTTTCTTTTAATTAACATACATCCTGTAGGAGCATGAGTTACTTCTATAATACCATTTTGCATTGTTAACTCATTCTTGTTACCAATTTTAATTGGATACATATATCCTGCAGGTAATAAATCTTTCTCCGATTTTACCATATCTGTTTCATGTATTTTTCTCCACATTTTTTCAGTGTCAAATGTCTTCATTGGATATGGACATGCAATAATATCTTTATCTGCTTCTAACATTTTAAATATGGTCTCTGAGTTAAAATCAATATCAGAATCAATAAACAATAAATGATCATATTGATCTTCATGATTTAAAAATTCAGCTACACATAAATTTCTACCTTGTGTAACTAATGATGATTTTAACAAACTAAAACTTAAAAGTATGTTTCGTTTCATACATTCTAATTGAAACTTTAACACCGCTTGTGTGTAATGCATAGATACTTCACTATGACATGGTGTACATACCATTATTTTATATTTAGGTTTTGCTCCTAAATTTATTTCTGTATAATTAGAATTAACTTGTTCTAATTTTTCTGTTTGATAAGTATCTGGATTAGGTGAAGTTTTCTTTTCTTCATTAAACCAAATAGGTTTATTGTTTTGCATTTATTGCTCCTTGTAGAAATCTAGTCCAACTAATTCCTTTTATTTTCCAATCATAAAATCTATTCACATAATCTCTTTGTACTTTTAGATAATCATTTATTTCTGGATTTTCTAAAGATTGAGCTGCAACTTCAATACCTTCAGCAAACTTCATAGCTAAACTTTTATAGTTATTTGAATAAGGTACATACATTGGAAACTCAGCTCCTGTTTCATATAAAGCGCCAAAGTTTGTAGTCACACAATATAAACCTGCAGCCATTGCTTCTAATAAAGATATACAAAATGTTTCTTCCCAAATACTTGGATAAACAAATAATCTATAATCCTTTAAATGTTCTTTAATATATTCATTTGGTTTATATCCAATGTAATTAACATTAGGTAGTTTTTTAGCTTGATCGTATAATTCTTGATAATGTTTATCATTAGCTTCATGAAAACCTTTACCATACACTTCTGTTGATGAATAAACATCTAAAGTAATTAATGGATTCTTTACTAGTTGCATTGCACCTAACAAAACACTTAATCCTCTCCAAGGTGTACAATGATGAATTATTTTTATTGGGTCACCTTTTTTATAAGTCGTTGAAATAGGTTCAATATTTTCTATACCATTTTTAATTACTAAACATTTTTCTGTTGGTAAATCAAACATCATTCTAAATTTTTCAAAACTCCAATTAGAGTTAAATACATACCAATCATACTTATGATGATTTGCTTTATTTCTAAACCATGGTTCTAAATTAGGTTGATCGTAAGAATTTTTTTGCCAAAGTATATTTACTTTAGTTGGATGTAATGGAATTTTCTCTGGTACAGATGTTGTTATTTGTACTTGATCTAATAACTTTGGATCAACGTGTTTTCTTAAATATTCAAATTGAAGCTCTGTTCCGCCTCTAGGATTTTGGTTTGTCATTTTTTTGATTCATTACTTTCTGAAATACTTGTAGACCTTTATTAGTAACTTGCACGGTGACATCTTCTACAATGTCAGGTCCTTCTATTTTATCTTTTGATACTTCTCCTGTCTTAGTATTTCTATAGGTTGTTATAGTTGTACATTCAATCTTTGGTATGTCTTTATCCATTTTCTTGAGATCTATCTATCAGAAGATAGCTCACTTGTCCAGAGGCTTTATCAGCAACGCTAGCTTGTACTTTTAATATATCTCCTGCTTCCATATTAATAACATCTTTTGCAAAATTGTCTGTTGCTTTATTTAAAGTGCTGTGTGCTACTTCAACATCAGAGCCACCTGATTTTTTTAAAAATACTTCAAAGTCAACATTGGTATTATCTATTACACATGCCTGTACTGATTTTACAATAGCAATAGCTGATGTAGATATAGTTAACACAGTTGTTAAATTAGTTGTTGTTAAATCAAATATTTCGCTTTTATAAAAATTTGCCATTAACCAAAAAACCAGTTTTTCTGGTCTTCCTCATTTTTTAAATCTTGTTGAAAAGAAAAGTTTAATTCAGTTTTAATGGTATCAACTGCTCTAAGAATTTGTCTTTGATTCTCTACATCATATTCTTGTTTTGGTTCTGGTATGTATGAAGTTATTTTAGCCATTAATAACCCGTTCTTCCTCTGCCAGTTTTATTAGAGAAATTTTCATTAGTGCCTGCTGATTTAAAACCACCTGATGAATCTGTTAATCCTAATGCGTCGGCTTTTGAATATACATCTGGATTTGATTGTCTCGCTCGGCTAATAGTATCTGCTCTTGCAATATCTTGTAACTCTTTTATTTTTTTTCTACTAGCTTCTGTTTGTGGAGCTTTTCTTTTTGCTATTCTTTCAATTCTTTTTCGTGCGGCATTTGCTAAACCATATTGTGTAGGTGTTCCAAATCTACCACCAGTAATAGTATTTAAAAAACCACCGTACACAGGATTGTATCCTTTCATAATTCCTGAAGCAACTTGTCCCGTATCAGTTAAACCATATCTACTGCCATAAAAATTTCTAATGTTTTTAGCTTCGGGACTCATTTGAGGAAATGCGTCAAGTACTCTTTTTAAAATTGAATTTTTTCCAAAAGGAGCATACGATAATAATTTTTCAATACCTGATGGTTTTTTCTCTGTAAATGTTTGACCTAAAACTTTATTTTGATCTGCTATAGTTCTAGGAGTTTCATATCTCATGGTTCCAATTCCTGAATATGGTAGTTGATTAGAATATAGAGATGCATAATCATCTTGTGGTGCATTTATAAAACCAAGATCAGATGGATAATAATCTTGTGGAGCATTTATAAAGTTACTAACATTTTTTTGCATGTTTTGTGCAATTATCGCATCTATTAAATTTTGATTTCTTAAATTAGGAACATTATACTTATTAAGTATATCTGCAGTGTTTATAAAAGGTGAAGCTGCCGTAGTATTAGTTATACCGGTTGCTAAATCAAAAGTTGGAGTTATATTTCTATATGTTAAATTAGGAATTGCAGGTGGTTCTGCAGCACTAGCTGAACCAAAAATACTATCAAAAATACTTGATTCAGGAATTTGTTGTTCAGCCTCATATGCTGCTTTCATTTGTTCATAAGCAGGCTGAGAAGATAACATTATGTTTTCTTGACCAGGAACATAGTTTTTAGAAAACTGTTGGTCGTAATACCTTTTTTCCATAGGTTTTAATTGATTATATAAATTGTTATAATTTATTTCTGCCATTATCTTCTACCGTCTGGTTTTATATCTACTCTTAATGTTCCATAACGCCAAGTTTCACCTACAGCGTCGTTTTCAATTTTGATTGCAAGAAGTCTTCCTCTTGCTCGTGTATCTACTTTATCAGTAGAACTTGTAATTGTAAAGGGTCCTAATGGTGAGCTTGATGCTGTATCACTTGGATAGTTATTCAATAGTAATGTCACTTTTGAATTACCAGTTAATACTTTAAAATCAGGTATAAATCTCTTCATAGACATAATAAATTCACCATCTCCTTTAAAATCAGCTACACCAGTTGCTTGACCAGTTAGACCTCTTCTTGCGGATATATCAAAATCACCCGATTGAATATATGCGTCAATAGAAGTTGTACCAGATGAATTGATTTGATCGGTTCCGGTTTCATGAGCATAATAAGTTGATGCTCCATATTTTGCAGTAATTCCTTGTATTGGAAAATTAGGTACAGCTGTTGAATTATATTCAGTAGCATATGGTAAATCAAACACACCTGCATCAAAATAAGATGTTCTAGCTAGCGAAGAAGTTGTCCAACAATTTTCTCCATAATTATAAGTCACACATCTATTAATTTGATCTTGTCCTGATGTTGCATAAAACCAATTTATTTCATTATACAAAGTATTGTGTTCTGCATATATTATATCACTTGCATTATAGTTAATTCCTAAATTATCTCCTGTAGTTGTGAATACAAAATCTTCTAC